GGGAGGGTGGATTCAAATCCAGTAAACACGAACGAACCTTGCTCATGGATGTAGAGCGACAGGTAGTTGGTGTTCAGGAAGTAAACCGTACCTTCTGGGCAGTAGGGGTCAGGATAAATGGGAACGCCAGCAACCATCAGGGCACGGAATGCTGCCTGGGGGCCGTTGTTGTCGCCATCAAAGCCAGAACCGGGGGTAATGACATACTGTTCTTGACCAACATAGTCTTGAGCCAGCAAAGTCCAAGTGCCGAAACCGCAAACACCAAAGCTAGGCATTTCAGCGCCGTTTTTCACAGTGCCGGAAATGTATTGCAGGATGTTTTGACGGGTGGGATTCACGGAACCCGCAGCATAGGACTTGGACTGCCACCAGCTATAGGTCGAGCGGTTGATGTTGCCATAAGTGCCAGAGGCGCTAACGGCAGCAGGCAAACCGATAAACTGCTGAGTGTTGGTGGTGTTGTTGTACAACGCCGTTGCCATTGCATCCATCATCACGTTGGTTGCATCGTTCATACGAGCTTCAATCAACGGGATAATTGCTGCGTCTTGCTGAACTGCACCTTCCATACCGAGGAACGGCACGGGAGAAATCATCAGCTTCAGGTCAAACTCAGCGTTGTAAGCGCCTTGCTGGACTGACGGTTGAGCGAACGAGCCGCTGTAGTCAGACCACTGAGCATTCACAAACTGAGCGCCCTGCACGGGCACGGTTACGGAAGACACACCGCCGGAGGCTTGCTGACTGTTGGCAATCAGAGCCGCCATGAGGGGTGTCGAGTTGTAAAGCTGGACAACCAGCTTGGGGATAAAAGCTCTACGAGTAACGTAGGTCAGTTCAGTGAATTGACTTGACCCTGTTGCTGGTAGGATGCCGCCGCCAATAGCCATAAGGCCTCCTTAGAAAAAAATACCCTCTTTACAACCCAATGGGGCGCTGCGGTTTCCGCAGGTCATTGAGTGCTTTCATTGCTTCAGAACGGGCGGCAGAAGTCGGATTCTTCCAGTATCCCTTCAGGTCAAACTGTTGAATGACCTGGGGGTTGTAACCAGAAGAAGTCGGCACGGCTGCCTGTTTCATCCACGCATGATACTGTGCTGCTGTCTCATGGTTGGTGATACCTTGCTCCAGCATGATTTTTTCCACATCGCCTACTTCATCTTCAGAAGCAATCAAGCCTTTTTTCATCAAGGACTGACGGCGCTTTTGCAATTCTTCCATCGCATCCCGCTCACGCAACTTGGCTTCCAACTGTTGCACACGCTCTTCAGAACGGTTAACCGCCTTGTGCGTGTAGTCTTCAATGTCAAGTTCAGGAATGGGCAAGTCTGGTTTGACCTTTTTGGTCATCCGCAGAAACTCTTTGCGAGTGGCGGGATTCTCAGCGAGTTGTTGGGCCAAAGCCGCTAACTCATCCCGAGCATCTGATGTGATGTTTTCAAGTGACATGATTTACCCTCTTTATACGATTAGATGACTTTTTTGCCGTCAGCAGGCTTCTGCACAGCCATGCCAGTCTTACCGACTTTGCCTGGAGCGGACAAGCCGCCGAGCTGCGAGAAACGGGGGGTGTTGGTGATGACACCGTGCTGCTGGTTGTTGTCAGTAGGACGGCGGGGTGCGGCTGCGCCACGGGGCTTGAACAAGTCCATGTTGTTTCCTTACATTGGGGGTGGAGTTGGTGCGCCGCCAGGAGGAGGCATACCGGGAATCGGCGCTGCTTGCATTGCCTTACCTTCAGGCGTTGCGCCACCTGCCTGGGGTAATGTTTGCAGCATCTGCAAAATTTCAGACTGCTGGAGTTCGTTGGTTTTGTTTTTCCGTGGCCCCATCAGACCAGTGAGGGAGCGAATAGCTGCCAGAGCTTTCTGGCCTTCTTCAGATTCAGACCCGAGTGCTGGCAGAGACTGTTCCAGCAAATCCATCGCCATGCCCACGTTAATCATTGCCGCCTCTTTTGAACCCATCTTTGGTTCAGGCGTTGACATGGGGGAAGCCATCGGGGGAGTTTCAGCGTCAGAGATTGCGCCGACAGGCATAGCATCAGGTTCGGGGACGGGAGCGGGTGCAGCGGCAGAACGACTGCCTCGCATCAATTCCATCAACTTATCTGTTGGTACTGCCATAAAAACTCCTTGTGCGCCGTTTGTAACCACTTACAAACTGCTTGTCAATAGGTGGGGGACATTTTATGTCAGTCCCCCAAGACAAATCCTTACGGATTACTTGCGGCCTTTACGACCTTTACGACCTTTACGCATGATGCGCTCCTTGGTACAAGCGGCCACTTACTTAAAGGGGAAGCAGCCATACCCTTTTCCCTTGCGGGGAATCAACGCCGAGTCTTGCGACCACGCTTTGCTTTGTACATGATAGCTCCTGGTTAGCTTCGCCGAGAGTAGTCCCGTTGACTACGCCCGGTGTAGTTTTTAACCCCAGTTTGGCGGTATGTCAAGCTGGGGGACGATTCCCCTCTTTTCAGTTGCTCTGTGCTTGCCCTAGGCTGGTCTGCTTTGGGAGGCACGATTGCTTGTGTAGCCATTATCCTACCTGCTTTAAGTCTGGTTTACCCTCTGCCTTGGGAGGCGGTGCAGTCGGTTGTGCCTGCTGCTTGGCCTCCATCTTTTTCAATCTGTCCTTGAGCAATTGTTTCATCGGCGGCTCAAGCAAGTCAAGCAAGGATTCCTTGTCGATGACCTGAGCCTTGAACAGATTGAAAGCAAGCTGGCGCATGTCTTCCATGAAGATGGGCGAGTTGGAGTGAGCGTCCACCTTCACCACATAGTCCTTGGTGAACTGTTCGGCAATGAACTTGTGGTTGTCCATGTCTGTGAAGTGCGTTGCATCGTAGGCTTGCATACACTTGAGATACAAAGTTGCCAGCTTCTCGAGACTGTCTTCAATGATGAGGGCACGTTTCTTGGCACGGCTGGAACCCAGACGAGCAAGCTGAGAAGCGTGACCAGACGAGCGCACACCTGCCTCACCCCGGCCTTGCAGCACAGACACAATGCCAGATGCTTCTTCAAACATCAGGTCAATCTCACCAATTTCTTTGAACAAGTCAGGTGGAATAGTAGGTGCTAACTTCTCTACTTTTGCATTGGGCATGTCAGTTGCCAGCAGGCCACCAGCACGGTTGAGAGCAAAGTTCTTCTCATCCAAGAGGCCCGTAAAGCCAATCAGCGCAGTGGGTGGGCTGACCTGCTTGGAGAGCAAGTCCAAGATTTCAGTCATGCGTTTGTTGCGGAGCTGCTGGAGGAAAACCAGACGCTGAACCTCAGAGCCACCCCAGTAGTAGTCGTACAGAGGGTTCGGGCAAATCTGCACAAATGGCAATTCACCTTTCAAGAACACCTGTTCACCAGGGCGGTCATAGATGATTACGTCCGGGTCTGCTTTGGTGATTACTTGGTAGTCCTTGGTTTCATCGTTCCACACCCACAGCTCAGTCATCTCCACCGTGTCTTCAGCGACTGTGGCCTTGTAACGGTTCTGTCCGGCAAGGTCTAAATTGACGTTACCGTACATGGTCGGGTTTGACTGGCTCAGGATGATGCGCTCGATGCCGTTGGCAACTTCTGTGCGCTCATGCTGGGTAGAGGTGATGCGTTTGACAATCTCTTCCCGGCGGGGATGGCTGTACAGACGGTCGTACAGCTCAGATTTGGTGATGTAGTAGGTCTGGGTGATGGCCTCTTGCCTGTCGGAGTAGGGGGTGTCTTCCCGCAGTACGCCTATGCAGGCAGGCTCAACCATGTACGGGTGGATGCCGTTGTTGATGATGAGCTTGATAAACGTGGAGTTATAGACCAGTGACCACGTTGTAGCAGCGGAGAACACTTGGTCAGCGTTGCTATTTAGCCACTCATCGTTCAAAGCACGGGTCAGAGCCGGGACTTTTACCTGCTCTCTGGGGTCTACAGCGGCTCCAACGTCAATGGAAAAGCGGGTAGTTTCCGCTGAATAGAGGAAACTGGTGAGCTGGTCAATGTGAGGGAAGATTTTGTTGTACAGAGCCGGAGCTTCATCCGGCCCGTTACCAAACAAATACCAACTCCGCAGGGAGCCATAGTCTACTTTTCTCTCTTGCTGAGTGACTTGACACTTGGTGATGAGGTCAAGGTAGAACAATTCTCTATCTACGGGGTTGGTAGGTATCCTCATGTTGTCTTCACCTTCAGGTTATCTGGGTCTTGCATAGTGCCTACACCCGCTCTGGGGCCGGACAGTGAGCCTGTAGGAGAGGCATCCCTGGGCATTATGCTCACAGCCTCGTCCCTTACTGGCTTGAATTGTCCACCAAGAACGGATTTCATGCTAATACTACCACCGCCGCCCCAAATTGCGGCATCTCCAGGACGTGCCTCCTTTTTCTGGGCATTCATGGCATCTGTGGCTTGGTCAAACTCTTTGTCTGACAGCTTGTTGTTGCGTTTGAGGTATCCAGTCTGGTGTTCGCCTTCTCTGGTGGACTTTATGTCCGTCATACCGTAGTCAATCGCCAATTGTTTGAGTGTGCCGTCTGTGTGCTTGGTCTTGGCTGACTTTGTGCCCACAGGCTTGAGAAATACAACGGACAGCTCGCCTTTGCAGTTCTTCATAGGACATACAGGCTCCCAAGCCTCAAATATGCCGTGATTTCCGCAGTGATAGTCTTTTAGAACGCTCATAGTTACCCTCTTAGTGCTTCGTCAAGTGTGATTTCTGAATAATCATGGCGGTTAACCATGCCAACTTTTAGTTTTATGCCCCCTGATGTGACCTGTAAACCCATGCTTGCCATCATTGGTGGCTTGCTTTCCTTCCTGTATTCCACGTATCTTGTCCTGTCTTTGTTCTGCATGACCCGCACATTTCCGCTTTTCCACTGCTGGTAGGCCTTGCTGACCCTGATTTGCACCACTTCCGTGAGCGGTTCCTTGTCTCTGACAAACACATCTAGGAAGTGAGCCATAGACATACCCGCCAATTCGCAGAACAAGTTGATAGAGATGCCCCTATCCTTGTCCGCATGGAAGCGCTTAATCTGGCGTTTGAGTTCAAACTTGGACAGGGACTTCATATTTGTACTCCACCGTATAGCCTGTGGACTGCAAGTAGTCCAAAAACTCTATCTCACCGTATGCTTTTGAAACGTCAGCAGGGACAATGATGTGGTCATCATCCATGAGCTTCCTGCTTTGGGCGTGACAGCCTAGCAATGAACCAAAGTCAAACTCTTCAGTGTGGAATCCTGGCCCCATGTATTCCATCGAAAAATGTTTCGCAATGTGGTCAGGTGCATATCTGTACCCCAGGTACTGCAACTGGGG